GCTATACCACCTAACATAGTACTATTCAGTAGATATGTGTTTGTATAGGCTAGATTGAATGGTTCAAACTGTGTACCACCACTACCACCTGCTGTTCTACTACCTATGGTACGTCGAAATATGCTGCGTACCTCTATAATTTCTTTGGGTAATCTGTAGTCGTTAGTATCTTCTTTCAACTCTAAAAAATAGTAAGCTTCTTCTACAGCATTTGGACTTTTTTGACGATACTTGGCCAAGGCACGATCTAGGGCTATTTCATAGTGATCTGGATCAAGTTCCACATCGACCATACCGTCACCTAACATTAATCTACAATATTTGTATATTTTTTCACGCTCTTGTAATGTAGTCATATTTGCTGTCTCCATGATATTTATCTGCTGATAAATACCTTATGCCCCGCATAAGTTTATATCGCCCAGAACGTGGAAATGATTACAAATTCATTGATCGTCAAATCAGTGAAATGTTTACTGTTGGCGGTACAGATTTTCATCTACACAAATATATTGGTGTGAATACGGCTCCAGAAAATGCCACAGCAGATCAGCCTCACTATGCTGAAACTAAAGAAAGCAATATACAGGATTTAATCCTATTGGAGAATCGTGACAGAAAATATGATCCCAGCATTTATAAAATAAGGGCTCATTACCAAGTACAAAATTTAGATTTTAATCTTAGTCAATTTGGTTTGTTTATAGATAATGATACTATTTTTGCTACAGTACATATAAACGATTGGATACGTACCGTGGGGCGTAAACCAATTAGCGGTGATGTATTTGAAGTGCCTCATCTTGTAGACGAATATGCTCTAAATGATTATAATATAGCACTACCTAGATACTTTGTCATAGAGGATGTTAGTCGTGCTAGTGAAGGATTCAGTCAAACTTGGTGGCCACATTTATACAGATTAAAACTTAAGAAAATAGTAGACGGTCAAACATTTGCTGATATATTAGATAAACCTGCGGGTGAAAATACTAATCAAACACTACGTGATATTCTAAGTACAAAGTCTATAGAACTACAGGTCAACGAAGCCATCATAGCCCAAGCAGAAGCTGACACTGCTAAAAACGGATTTGAAACTAGACAATTTTATACTCTAGCAGTTGATCCAGTTAGTGGTGATCCTATAATTGAAACTGCTGATCAAATGAGTATAGACGCTAGTAATACGGGATTAGATTCAAGTAGACTATTAGGCCGTGCCACACGTAGCGGTTATGCTGGTTATTTGCTGGGAGATGGGTTCCCGCCAAATGGATATGAATTTGGTCACGGTATAACTTTTCCTAATAATGCTTACTTAAATGATTACTTTTTAAGAATAGATTTTAGTCCAAATAGACTTTTTAGATTTGATGGTCAGAGATGGGTTAAGGTGGAGGATGCTATACGTCATACTCTAACCAGCACAGATGCTAACTTTGCTACACCAAGAGGTGTTTTCAATGAAAATACATCTTATGTACTTAATGATTTAATAAATTATGGCAACGTTCAATACATAAGTATAGTACCTAGCACAGGAAAGAATCCTATAGACTTTCCTAATTTTTGGAAACAGGTTAGAACTACACAAAAAACAGGCTTTATTAACAATGTTAATGCCAGCGTTATTAATGGAGAACTAGTTCCAGAACGCCAAGCATTGAGTAAGGCTCTAAGACCTAAGGCAGATTTATAATGCATATCTATAAGTTTACTCATATTGAAACAGGTAAATGTTATATTGGACAGACTATTCAAGATCCTAATCAACGTAGGCTTGAGCATATTGCTGATAGTAGGCACACCCCTAAGACATATCATTTTCATAATGCTTTGAGAAAATACGGAATTGAAGCATTTACGTTTGAAGTAATTGATTCAGCAACTACCTTAGAAGATCTAAATAGATTAGAAGAGAAATATGTATTGTTATTTGATTCAATTGACAATGGATTTAATATTCGAAATCCCGGAGATAATAAAACACATAATATAGCTAGCATCGAGCGTATGCGTGAATCACAACGTAAAGCTCATGCTAGAAGAAAATTGTTGGGAACAGATACTTGGACTCGAAAGGACGGTGGTGCTATGAAAGGAAAGTATCAATCAAAAGACACAAAAGAAAAAATGAGAGATGCACATTTAAAATCAACTCATTGTCGAGGTAAAACATGGAAGCTCGTAGATGGTAAACGTGTTTGGATGGAGGCCTCGGTTTAACGCCGTTGAATTATTATTCAGTTTTTCTATGATGGTCAAATAAGAAGATATCTAGTACAAACTATACGACTATTAAGTAAATTTGTAGTTAAGTATGGAGATGGTAGACTAGTACCTGTACCTGTTATGTATGGTGACATGGATCGTCAAGTGGCCAACATAATTAAACAAAATAGTGAAAATAAGATAAACGGTGCTCCACGTATAGCAGTTTATATTTCACAATTAGAAATGGATAAGGAACGTCTCGCTGATCCTACATATGTTGGCAAAGTACATATTAGAGAACGTGCTATAGAAGATGGTGTATATACCAGTTCAGAAGGTGCTAATTATACAGTAGAAAGACTTATGCCTAGTCCATATAAACTCACTGTAAAAGCAGACATTTGGGCAGGAAACACAGAACAAAAATTACAGATCCTTGAACAAATACTAATGTTATTCAACCCTAGTTTAGAAATACAGACTACAGATAATTATATTGATTGGACTAGTCTCAGTGTAGTATATTTAGAACAAGTTGATTTTAGTAGTAGACAAATACCAGTTGGTCAGGATAGTCCAATTGATATAGCCAGTTTAACCTTTAGTATGCCTATCTGGATAAGCCCTCCTAGTAAGGTTAAGAAATTAGGCGTTGTTCAAACTATAATGATGGGTATGTACACTAATATAGGTAGTCCAGCAGAAGGATATTTAGAAGGGTTTGGGCTAGATCCAAATGAAGGAACTAGACCGTTATATGATCAAGTACCAAATCCTATCAGTGTTAATATTATTGATTATAGCCTAATAGTTTATAGTGGTAAAGCTAAAATTTTTTCACCCACTAAAGAGGGTCATTTACAACTACGAATAACTGAAACTGGTATAGACAGCACTATGAATGTAAGCTGGTATGAGATAATGGAAAAATGGCCCAATGCTTATAAACCAGGATTAAGTAAAATATTTCTAATTCAACCTAGTGGGTTTGAAGTAATAGGTACTATTGCTATTAATCCTTTGGACCCAAGTATATTAGATATTAATTGGGATCCAGATACTTATCCTAGTAATACAGACATAATTACAGGTTATAGAAATAGTGCAGGAACTTTTGATGCTATTATTGATCCGCAAACCAAAGGTCCAAATCATGGCTTACCAATTCCTAGTATAGGAACAAGATACTTAATTATTAATAATATAGGCGGTGGAGTAAGAGAAACTCTTATTGCTGATCGTGTAAGCAATAGAATAGATACCAATGTAGATTATAATAGAGTAAGAGGTATAGAAGTTTATGTCAATGATGTGGCTGTAAGTTTTAGTGATCTTGACATAGATAGTAAACTAGTTATAAGATTAACTAGAGATGCTGATATAGATGACATAATAACCTATGTTTTATATGTTGATCAAGATGGTCCAGATGCTTGGAAAAATTTAAACGGTACAGATTTTATAGCCAGCACAAACGATATTATTGAATGGAACGGATCTAAATGGTCTATAATATTTGACAGTCAAGCTAATAGAGATAATATTAAATACCTTACTAACATACATAGTAATGTACAATATAAGTGGGATGGTATAAGCTGGGTTAAAAGTTTTGAGGGCGAATATAGAAAAGGTAGCTGGCGATTAATTTTATGAAAGATTTAATTGTTTGTAGTGGTGCATTATTTTACGCAAAAAAAACTGAAAAAATTTTATTACTACAAAAAGCAAATGGACGACATAAAGGAACTTGGAGTCTAGTTGGTGGCACTGCTCAAAACAACGAAAACCCTTGGAAAAATCTTATAAGAGAAATAGAAGAAGAAATAGGATTTATGCCAGAAATTAAAAAAAGTATGCCCTTAGAAACATTTGTTAGCAATGATCTAGTGTTTAATTTCCATACTTTTCTTTGTGTAGTGGATAAAGAATTTATTCCTAGCTTAAGTAGTGAACATATAGGATATAGTTGGACTACAATTGACTATGCTCCTAAACCTTTACATCAAGGACTACGCAGTAGTTTCAGTAATAGATTAATTAGGAATAAATTACAAACTGTTTTTCAAGTAATGAATATAATCTAAAAACCTATATATTTTTTACGAAGAAATTCTAAATCATATCGTTGTTCAGTTAAATGATGTGCCTGCCCTAACCATGGTTCTACTGTGGGCCAACAGGTACGCCAGTGTTTATCCCATTTTGCAGTAAGATATTCAATGTTAAGATCTCTTGCATCATCTAATTTCTTCATTATCTCTGGATCGTGTCTGCGTGTGTTACCTCCGTGGAAATGATATTCAGTCTTGTCGCCATTACCATGTAAATAATTTTTAGTTAATCCTAGCTTTTTCTTTACACCTTGATGCATCATACGCATAATATAGTCATCATCTTCACTGTAAGCTGGGTACATGTTCTCATCAAACAGTCCAAATTTAGCTACCAAGTGATCACGCATTAAAAATAAATCCCAACTACCTACATTAAAATCACCTTGGCATGCGTGTACAATGCCTATCTCTGGATCTTCTGTTACAGTGTCATACATTTCTTTTAATAATCCAGGACCAAATGCTACATCATCATTTACAATAATCCAATAAGGTGCCATCATATAACTTTTAATTATGAGATTCCAACTTGCAGGAACTCCTAAATTACAAGGCATATGAATTACATGTACCTTGTTAATATAACGACGTTTAATTTTGGCTAGTGAGTCTAAATTTTCTGTAATTTCACCTCGACCATTGTTATTGATAACAAGAAAATTTTCCACAGGAAAATCTACACTGGCTAATAAACGTTCGACCCAATGTGTTGTAAAAACTACGCATGTACCTATTACTGGAATCATAAAAATTATCCTGCTAAAATATAATCTTCGCCCTTTTTAACTACTTGACGGCGATCTTTCATCACTAACAATACATCCTTATCTATATAATCTGGATGTACATACCAATCTTCATAAGTTCTCCATTCATCTGGGGCGATATCATTTACCACTAGTACATAACCTTTTGATTGTATATACTCCCTACTTTGCTCACGTAGTTCTTTACGATCTGTGTTATAATAATCATGCTCATAAGTGATTACTTTAAACTTATAATCATCAAAAGGAATACGTTTTAATATTTCAAATGTTACTTCTGGTGGGTCACAATCTAATTGAAGATAATCTACTGCTGGTCCTAGGTTTAACTCTCTAATAATTTTACTATAATCAATTTCCAGTGCGTTTTTAATTAAAAATGGTGTTTTACGTTCTGTACTAACTTGCCTTTCATCCAAATCAATACTGATGCCTCTCCAATCAAACTGCTTTTCTAATAAGGCAGTATTGTTTCCATAAAATGGTCTACCTGCTCCTACCTCAATAAAAGTACCTTCTCTCTTACCTTTAAGTACACTAAGTACAAACATATCTTGATATGCTTCACTATAGTTTGTTTCAATGTTTTCAGCACCTGGAAATTTGAATCTTAACTTGGAATATTTAGATTTGTCATATGCATCAAATGGTATTTCAACATACCCGCTCATAAATTTTAAATTATTATAAACTATTTTTTTATATTCATCTGGTAACTGTCTACTACGCATAAGACCTTTAAAAATAGTACGACTTTCATCACACAGGCCACAATTATAAGCACTTAATGCTTTTTGAAAACGTAAATGATCTTTGCCTAAATAACTTAAATCTGTTCTCAAACCTGCTTGAACATTATCTGCTACGCTTTCACCAATGCTAGCAATCATATAAGTGTCATTCCAATGTCCATCATCTTGTTTATATTCATAGAATCTGCTTAAATGATAATATGCTTCTGGTCTGGAAGGTATAATACTTACTGCATGTTGAAGCAATCCTTTTACAGTAAAGTTTCTACTGCCCTGTCTTTCAAAACAAATGCTGGCTCTAATTAAACATTCATACTTTAATAAGTCATCTACAGCACGTTCAGCAGTTCTTAGGTAATAACTTACTGCACTGGCATGCTGACCCATCTGATCATACTCTAAAGCCATCATAAAATTTAGTTCAGGATCTGATGGATTTTGTAGATAATTCATCAGATTAGTTTGTAGTTTTGTGTTATCAAGCATAATGATCTATATCCAATATTTTTAAATGTCTTATATCAACATTTCCAAGAAAATAATAATTGTTGACTAGTATAAGATGTAATATTCGTTCACCAAAAAAATCATAAAATCTTACCTGCTGATTTCTTCTATATATTTCAGGTAAAAAATTAGCATAATTACTATGGAACTCAAATAATATTTGAAATAATACTTGACAAATACGATTAAAAGTTGTTCTATCTGCTGTAAACATATGGAATGGAATAAGATACTTATATGATCTAAGCTGATTGATCATTTCAGTAGTAATAGGAATACGATTATCACCGGCAAGTCCATACAATAACTGCCATCCTAAACTGTTATGACAATGACTAAAGTGATCATACACACTGTTAACATTAGGAGCATGTCCTTTTATAGCTGTAACTATATCTTTAGCCTCTGGTATAAACACTGTGTTTGGTCTAAGATTAAAATCTTCATCCCAAAATATTCTATATGTGTTTGTTCCCTTATATTCATGATCAGTATTTTTCCAAACCCAATATAATCCTGTAAGACTACCAAAATCATTGTTCATATGACTAATATGCTCACCAATATGATCCATAAGAAATCCACGATTCTGCATATTCAAAACATCAATATGGTTATAATTGACCGAACCACACATTAGGTTACGTTGGTCATACTGATTTTTTTTTGGTTCTTTGCCTACATAGCAAAGACAATACATTCCTAAGTCTTGCATAGTTGTAATTATCTATGCTAGTATTATATAGGAATTTTTTATTTTGTCAATATCAAGCTAAACGTATTATTGTCAATCTAGTTCCAGTAGCACTGGGACTACCACCATTAACACGTAGGTTACTATTCATATACCATGTCATTGTATCGTTTATTGCAAATTGAATAATTTCACTAACAGTTCCTCGCTGTGCTCCATTATTTAGAATTTGACAATATTTTATTGTATCCAGTCCATTTTTCCTTACCCAACAATCTATTACAGGATATACACCAGCATCAATTAGATCAGTCACGCTATAATTTATTAAAATTTGATAAGTTCCACTAGCACTAAAGGTAAATGTACCATTACCAGCACCATTCATTGTACCAAAACTTGATCCATCTGTAAATGTAGCATTGACTGGTAAAGTGACTATGCCTGGATTATTATTAAAAGTTTGATCACTGCCCTTATAATATGCTTGAATACTGGCAAGACCAGGGTTTACCCATGCTACACCAGTTACAGTACTAGCTAATAACTGACCTTGTAGCCCTGCTGTACCACCTGCTGTGACAGTTCCTGTAAGAATACTATCATTTAAGGTAGCAGTATTTAAAGTTTTATTGGTTAATGTTTGAGTAGCTGCTAAACTGACCACTTGACTAGCTGTATTTGATAACCCTGTTTGCCCGTATACATAAACGTCATTAGCATGTACCTGAAGTCCTACTCCTAAACCTCCTGCTACCTGTAAAGCACCTGTAGTTTTTGTAGTACTGGCTGTGTTGGCTGTTACTAATACTCTGCCGCCAGTGGCTGTAAGGGTAATGTTTCCAGTATTTTTAACATTGGCCAGTGTAAAATTTACACTTGATGTAGATATTGTAGGATTATCCTCTAGTGTTTCGATATCAATATAATCACGATCTCCGCCTTCTGTATAGTTAGGACCTACTCTTACTTTAGCAAAAGGGTTTTGAATCACTAAACTATAACCTGTAAGTTCTGTTTCCGTTGGATTTCCATTTACAATAGTAGTATCTAAATCATTTAGATAAACTGGTCCATTAATATATGCTGCTCCGCCTACTCCTATCCCACCTGTTATTACTGCTGCACCTGTTATTTGACTAGTTGAAACTGTAGCATTGGTTACTCTAAACAATCCACTGGCATTTAATGTCGTAAATGCTCCAGTGCTGGCTGCTGAACTACCAATAGGTGTAGATTGAATACTTAAGGCATCAACTATACCAGTTACATTAAGATTACCACCTATATTAGTTGTACCTGCAATACCAACACCACCATTTACTACTAATGTTCCGGTAGTAGGATCTGTACTAGGAACATTAGATGACAGTGTAAGCACACCAACACCATCTAATGTAAGTTTGTCAATTACGCTTGCACCATCAAAATCATGATATCCAATTATCACTTTATTATTAGCGTTGCTTGCGTCATCAATTAATTTAGTTACACGCCAAGCACCTTTGGTAATGTCATCTCTTGACCAAACTGTTCCATTATAATTAAGATTACTAGTCCAATCAAATCTATTATTTTGTATAGTGTTAAATCTTGTATTGTAACTAGTAGATACTTGACTGGTTATAGTTATACTATCAGCATTAGTTGTTAGATTAATGTTAGGATCTTTGATTAATGGATCAAGAATAGTTTTATTAGTCAATGTTTGAGTAGTATCTATGCCTACTAATGTTGTAGTATGATCAGGCAATAGTATTTTTTGATCAGCACTAGAACTAACTACACTTAATCTTGTTTCAAAACCATTGGCAGTATCAGAATCTTCAAATATTATATTTGATCCTACATTACTAGTGAAGGTCATAGCACCCGAAACTGTGCCAGCAGTAGTGCTAATAGCTGTTCCACCCATGGTTGTACTTAGAGTAAACTGACTGACTCCATTAGTTGCTGTTATAAAATATATAGAACCTGCTGAATTGTAAGATGTTATTACTCCATTTCCTCCATTAATTCCCACTACTCTAACAGCATCATGTATATTGAATACTACCTTATCAAATCTAGCACCAACTACAGTTCCTACTGAAGTTGTTACAGCACTACCTCCTAAAGTTGTGCTTATAGTGAATTCTGTTGTGCCATTTGTAGCAATAATATAATAAGTTGTACCTGCAATGTTGTAACCTGTGATAGTTCCTGTTCCTGTATTAGCTCCACTAACATATATTCTATCACCGATATTAAAACTATTAGAACTACAAAATATTTTACCACTAGCTCCAATACTAACACTGCTTAAACTGAATGGTGTACAAGTAAATGAGCCAGATGATCCTATTGCCATACCTGTTAAGCTATAACTAAAGGGATTTAATTTTGGTTCTGTTACTACAGGCTTGGTCAGTGTCTTTAATATTGTTGTTTGAGTACCATTTAGAGTGAGGTAATTACTGAGATCTTGTGTCAATCCTTCAGGACCAGCTACACTAAATGTTATACTTACTGGTTCATTATCTGGAAAATTCTCTTTACCTGTTTCTACCCTAACTATAGCAACTCCTATCTCAAACCAACCTGTATGGTCTGTTATAGTTTTCATTTCATAGATTTGAAAATAATTAGGATCATTCTCCTTTTCTATTTTAATGAAACCTCTACGATTATTATTACCATAACTACTTAAAGAATTTATAAAACTACTAATAAGATTATAATTTGGTACTCCTGGAGGATATACTCCATTAACAATATAGTTTGGGTCACCTGCAATGCTATAACCACTAATAACTAAATTAGTTGTAGTACTCATTCCTGCTAGGAAATCTCTTGGAAATCTTACGAAGCCGCTGCCTGGGTTACTAACAAATGCACTTTCACTGACTCTATAATGAAATTTACTGGCATCAAGTACAGCAGGTGGTACCCAACTAACTGTGCCATTACCATTAGTCCTCAATATCCAATTAGCTGCTCCACCGTTGGGAAAGGCACTAACACCAGTAGTACCAGTATCCAACCATAAAAGTTTAGTGGCTATGTTACCAAAATAGTCTCTAGGTTGAGTATCAGCAACGTGAATACTCTTTGAGATGACTGGACTGCCGTTAAGGATCAGACCATCTTCATCGGTGCTTAATAAATGCGCTGGGCCCGTCTGAT